AAGTCTTTGACTTTTGTAGTTACCTTTGCAGCAAGTGCCTTAGGATTCTTTGCCATTTCGACAACATCACCAAGACTTTTCCCTGCTCTCTTACCAAAGTCCCAGATGCCTTGACCCATGCCCTTGACACCATCAATCATGGCACCCGCACGAGCACCAAACCAATTGTTGAGTCTACCTACCTGCTTTAATGCAAAACTACCACCCTTTTTGAGTTGTGTCTTGGCAGCGCCACCAAGATCGACAGCACCACTCCAAAGGTTTCTGAGAGTGCCTACGACACCCTTGTTCTTTGCTGCTGTTTCTGCAACCTCATCACCAAGACCCATCGCTTGCTGGGTTGCCTTTTTTTGTGCCTGTTCAAGTTGAAAGGGTGATAACTTTGCTGTTGGTTTTACAGCAGGTGTTGGTGGTTTCTTGAATAGACCATTGATACCAGTCGCTGCTGCTGTAAACTTTTTAGTGATCTGACTACGAAGAGCCTTGATTCTCCTAAGTCTCTTCGCTTTCTTTATATCTTTAAGACGCTGCTTTGATGTTCTGCCATCTCTACCAACTCTCTTACCTTTCGGTTTTTTTACCTTAGGTCCACAACCTGCTTTCTCGGCAGCGTCTACCGCCTTGCCGAGACCAAACATAAATTTGGCATCACTTAGCAACTTCCATGGCATTAAGATGCGTGATCCAATGTGGATCGCAGCAAACCCTGCTAAGATTTTGAGAACACCAAACATTTTGTCGAGACCATTCTCGACCATACTCTTGTCGGGGTCATAACCAAATACATCAGTTATACCGTCCAGAACTGAACCAACACCCCAACGGGTGAACATACTGGCAAGATTCCAGATACCTTTAAAGAAATTTAATACCTTTGTTATCTTCTCTTTGTTTTTCGGATCGCCTAACCAATCCATCAAACCCATTAGGACGGGTATAGCAACTAACTTAACTAAACCACCAATGAGTAATGTCATTGGTTTTAGTAGTCCCTTCAACCACCCAAACCTAGACTTCTTTACCTTCTTTCCTTCTTCTTTTCCTAATTCGTGTTCACCCTTCTCGTTTAGTGATTCTTGCTTTTTCTCTGCTAATTTATCTTGTTGTAACCCCTTCTGTTTATTCAGTAAATCTGACTTTTTTTCAATTATATCTTTTCTATGCTTAGATTCTTTTTCCGATATATCTTTCTCTTGCTCCAAGAATCCAATTGTGGATTCTTGATACATACTAATTAATTCTTTGAATTCAATTAACTGAACTCCAATATTTGTTACAGCACCACCCATACGATTATGGGCAATGGTCATTTTCTTGAATGCCTTGCCCAAATCGTCAGAACTAACATCAGACGAAGGACTGATGTTAATATATTTTCTAAGAGTTGCTGCCATTAGAGATAACTTTTACCAGACTGTTGTTTAGACCGTTCTCGTTCTTCTTCTTGTAAATATGCCAGAAGAAGATTAGTATAAACTTCTCGTTCCCAAGGTATCATGTTTTCCAACTCGGAGAGGGAATACTTATGATGATGCATTAAGGCGAAATTAGTCTTGTAGTAATTTTCAAGACTATTATGCATCAGGGCTATGCGAAAAAAGATGCTAATCCTTCAAGCGTAACTGTATTCATCACCTTAGTCTTTGGATTCTCAACATCAAACTCATATACGAGTTTAGGCATGGTATCAAAGAATTGTTGAATCAATCCGAACTGTTCATTGTTCATCTGACCAAGGAAATCCTTTGCTTCCTGTTTAGTAAATGAATCGTAGGTTTCTTCACCTTCATATACTTTCTTGATGCAATTTGCAGCAAGATCAAACACATCATCAATATCAGGTTCGTCTTTCATGTTACGATCAACGAATGATTCCAAAGCGGGATATTTCATTTCCACTTTGACAGTTTCATTAAGTTTAATAATCTTTTTATGTTCCTTAGGAACAACTACTTCAACTTCTTCCAAGTTAATAGAAACATCAACCTGAGTTTCACCATCATCTTGACAGGTTACCTTAAACTCACTAACATCACCAACTGCCTTGGATCTAATCTTCAAGAATAAATACTCAATTTCAAATGTGGCAAGGTTATCAACTGTTTTAAGGTTAGTACAATCCTTCAAGATAGTCTTGACTGCTTTAAACATCTCCTTCTCGTTCTGGGTTTCCATAGCAAGATAGAGCAGTTTTTCCTCTTTTACAAGGAAAGGTCTATATACGACCTTTTGACCACTGATTGGCATTTTGCACTCATAATCAGGGATAACAAGAGTAGGAAGTGGCATAGTATGAAATGACGATAAAATTATTTATACACGTTACCCGATACTAAACCTCTGAACATCGGGATTACCCGAACCAGAGACTCTTTTACTAACCTCTTCAAAATTAAAAACTTGTTTTTTGCTCCTACCATTAGATCTCAGTGTTTTTGGTGATACCTGATCGAAACGATACCTCTCAAAATAGAACTGAACATCCATCTGCAAGAGATTAGTCTGTTCATTATCAAAATTCAATGTACTGATATTGGTAGGAAATGCACCATACATCTTCCACACTGCTGTTGCTTGTGAAGGGTGTACACCTGCTGATCTTGGATATCCCTTAGGTTTTAACTTAAAGTTTGCACCATGCTCCCACTTAATGATAGACATGTCGGTAACATAGTTATCATAGAATGCCACAGTATTGTCATTATCAGAAGCAGCAGCATTCATCCATTGCTCAAAAAATTGCCTATGTTGCATATCTTTTGTGACTAAGAATGAAATTGTGATCTCGGAATTAGTCTGCCCTGTCACAAATCGGCGCATCATACCAAAGTTATTAACTTCACCAGTCGTAATTGCTCTACTAGGTGCAGTTACAGTAGATGCATAATAATTAATATTTCTAAGAGTTTCTCTTGCACTAGTTTGAACACGTTGAGATGTAGTCCCGTTACCTGCAACAGGGTTAAATACTACTGGAACTGGAATAACAATTTGAAACAAATTACTAGTAGCAGGTGCTCCTGCACCAGTCGCTACTAAGTCGCGAAAAGCGTTAAATCTGTTAGGACTGTAATTCACTGTCTACTCCAAATGATACTACTAGGTACGTCAATCCAGCGTCCCACCACATCCATCGTAAACTGTTCTAATGGTAATGGTACTTTCATTTCCCTAAGATCCACAGAAGGTACACTTTTTATGTTGCCTGCGTTTGACATAAAGTATTTATGATGGCAACGCATAGGATAAGAGAGGGAACCCCCACCCCATGATCTACCAATACTAGTTCTGGTAGATGGTCGTAAGTAATGTAGATTACCACCAGAGAATTGCTTCTTGGGTAGATCTATATCAGTAATCAAAACCATGGGATATCTATCATAAAACTGCAATCCCTCAGTTTGAGCAGTATATGAGAAAAATATAACATCACCCACATTAAATCCTTTGGAATCTTCAAGTCCATACATGAACTGAGATCGATACCAATCTTTGGACTTCTTACTGCCAGCAGCAAGATCTTTAACATCGTTGAAGATACTCATACCTTTAATTCTTTTTCGGTCAGTATCATAAAGTTCATTCTTCTGTCAAGACAATACTCAGTTGCTGCTTTCCATTTAGCATCATTTACAGCATACGTCTTCACTTCACTTAAATAACGTTTGGTAATTCGTTTCTGCTTTTTCGGCGGTACAGTTTGTGCTGCTGGTTTAACTTCAATGATGTACTTCGCAGTCTTCCCAGTTTTAGTTCGTGCTCGCACATAAAAGTCTGGAAAATAACGATGGGGACGGTTATCAACAGGACTGATATATGGAATGACGATCTCTTCACTACCCCATTCAAGAACATTCTCATTTTTATCGCACCACATCATAAACTTTCTTTCCCACAAACTTCTATAAATAATATTTGTGGGATCACCTTTATACTTATGAGTGTTTGACGGTCTAAATTTTCCTGAATAACTCATGCCAACAAAATCAAAGACAAAAAAGAATAAACCTTCGACCGCCCAGAAGAAAAAAGGTTCTGATAAGATTGGTACTGATGGTGCTAGACTTATTTATCCACTGGAATTACCTCGTGGTCCCAAAAGAAGTGGCGATGGTGCTATATCACGTAGAAGTGTAGCACCTACTCGAAGTATAGATTATTTAAAATTCATGATCTATGATTCTGAAAAGAATAATCAATACACTTATTCTGGAAAAAATAAGGGTAAAGGTGCTGCTGATCAGATCATGAAATCTGTGTACATGTATCTACCTCATGATCTCACTGAAACATTTAGTACCACATACGATAAAGCAACCCTAGGACCATTTGGTGATGCTGTTGTCCAAGCGATGGCAACGAATGGGGAGGATATGGACGCAGTGACCGCAGCGATCCAACAGGGGGCAGTAGGAGCAAAACCAGAGATTGCGTTTAGTGCAGTCTCTAATATTTTCAATGGTATTAATAATTTTGCTGGTACTGATGGCAGTCTAAACAAAAATCAGTTAGCAGCGATTGCAAAAGGTAAAGTATTTAACCCATATCAAGAAACTGTATTCCAAGGTGTGAATTATCGTTCGCACAACTTTACTTTTGATATGGCACCACGTAATGCCAAAGAAGCAGAGAACATTCAGAAAATTATTCATGTTCTCAGAGATGCTATGCTCCCTGGTACTAGTGGAGATAATTCTCGATGGTTGACTATACCTCGTTTCTTCAAAATTCAATTGATTAGATACAACCCTCAGGGAAGAAGTACAAATGCACGAGGAGCAGGGACTATTAGTAAACCAGAAATGATGTCAACACTACTCACTTTTCCTGTGAATCTTGTATTGACTAATATGCAAATCAATATGACTCCATCGGGTCAACATAGTTCTATTAGAGGACTTGCTGATGATAATACAGACTTTGGACCTGCTTCTTATAAAATGACTCTTACATTTGATGAGACTGCATTCATTACTCGTGAAATGTACAACGACGCCAAAGGACAGTAATGCCACACTATTTTGAATTAATTCCAAACGTAAAAGTACGTGTATCGCCGTTTAGGCGTAATAACGTTGAACCTTATGTTGTTGCTAAGAATATCTTCCGAAGAATCAAACTTCGTGAGATAATTCAAGACGATATTTTGGGGTTTGACCAATATTCTGTTAGCAACAATCAAAGACCTGATCAAGTTGCTAATGATCTCTATGGAGATCCAGAATTGGACTGGGTAGTGTTGCTATGTAATAATATCATCAATGTGTATAATGAATGGCCCATGGATGAGCAGGAGTTATACAAATACGTTGAATCTAGATATAAAGGTGTTAATAGTCATGATCAAATTCATCACCATGAGACATTTGAAGTAAGATCTGATGATGGTACTATTCTTCTAAGTGAAGGCACTATTGTTAATAGCACTTTTAGATATACAAGATCAGATGGATCATTAGTAAACCCCATCGTATATCCAGTATCTAACTGGGAACACGAAAGGGCGTTAAATGAAGAGAAAAGTAATATTTGGACTTTACGGTCTTCGTATATAGAACAATTTGTTGATGAATTTGAAAGTCTTCTTGAATATGCACCCAATGAGGAAGTTGGTGATGGTGATAATGTTAAGATGACAGCAAATGCTGTTGAAGAGATATTCATTACCAGAAAAGCAACTTATTCGACAGAATATGGTATTACACCATCTATTACTTTTGCTGGTCAACAAGAACTTGGTTTGAGAGAAATTACTACAACTATTAATGCATCTGGTGCCTCAGTTTTGTCTTCTGTATCTGGTTCGGGAACATCATCGACAGTAGTTAACTCTTCTGGTGTTATTGCTGGAACCACAGATGCTAGCAGTACAACTAACACTAATACTAGTAGTAGCAGTTCCTCTTCTAGTTCTTCTTCTGGATCTAGTGGTGGGTACTAAGTAGACCGTTTTCACCCAACCAATGTAGAGTTTCCTTCATATCCCCCAGATGCTTGATACCAATCGAGACCTGGGGGTATGTTGCGTTTGGACCAAATTCTGCTTCAAATGATCGTTGAGTGAAATGATGATTTAGACGATATTCTAGAAATTCACCACCTAATGAGGATAGCAAAGATGCCATGCGCTCACACTCTTGACTACCATTTGAATAGATTACTGATTTCATCATAGTTTTTCTTTATAAGTGATAGTAATTTGTTTGTGTACTTCGTCTCGATTATCGCTGTTGTATACATTACAACGTTCAATCTTAGCATCTAATATATTTACAATATTACCAAGTTGCCATTCAACCGCATACTTCTTGAATCCATCGTCCATCCAAGTCTTATTCGATCCTGGTGTGTTAAAATCATCCATTATTCAATACCTGGTGGAAAAGTGTCAATCTCAGTCAATTCATAGTCCCAGTCTTCCATGACTGTATTGGCAAGAAATCTATCAGATAGCATTTCGAGTTCCTTCTCAGCATACTCTCTGC